TGTAGTTTTGACGAAGGAAGAATACGAATTGAAGATGAAAGAGATTAGGGGTTAATCACTACGCCGATTAGCACAGTTTACTTAAACGGCATTGTTAAAGGAGGGGTATGAAAGTATCATTAACCGGATTATTAAGACGAATGGAAGGAAGGCAAGATCAAAAATTTGCCATTGAAGAATTTATTGAGAATTATAAAAAAGCTAAAGGTGCATATAAAATAGGAAGATTAGATGAGCTTTGTCAATTCTTCGATTTGTATGTTACTGATTCAGATTAAACGGCATTGTTAAAGGAATGGAGAGAGAATGAAAACTAAAAAAGAAATCCTAAAAATGACTAAAACGGAAATCTTAAAAGAAAAATGGAATATTGCAATTAAAGAAAACTCGTACTGCTCGGACTGCTCGTCCTGCTCGGACTGCTCGTACTGCTCGTCCTGCTCGTCCTGCTCGGACTGCTCGTCCTGCTCGTACTGCTCGGACTGCTCGTTCTGCTCGGACTGCTCGTACTGCTCGTACTGCTCGGACTGCTCGTACTGCTCGGACTGCTCGTACTGCTCGTCCTGCTCGTCCTGCTCGTCCTGCTCGGACTGCTCGTTCTGCTCGTACTGCTCGTACTGCTCGTTCTGCTCGGACTGCTCGTACTGCTCGTCCTGCTATGGATGTTATAAACAAAAAGGATTAAAGTATGCTATCGCTAATGTAGTTTTGACGAAGGAAGAATACGAATTGAAGATGAAAGAGATTAGGGGTTAATCACTACGCCGATTAGCACAGTTTACTTAAACGGCATTGTTAAAGGAGGGATATGAAAGTCAATGTATGTGCAGAACCAAAATGTGAATGTCTTTATGAATCAGATTGCCACGCTATTGAAATGATTAAATCTCCAAGTGGTAAAGAGTGGGCTATCGGCGGTACTGATACAGAAGATAGATGGAAATTTTGCCCTTGGTGTGGTGGTGGATTACCATTTGAAGCTAATGTTAATACGAAAGACTGGAAGATTGTTAAGCTAACATCAAATTTATAACCCCATATCCCCGACAGAGGGGAAGAGAAAGAATGAAATGATTAAAATACCAAGAAAAACAGTAATAGAACAAATCTTATGGGCTTTAGATTATATTGACGGCGAGTTGGTAACGTATGGGAATTTAAAACAGTTTCGCAATAGGCAAGAAGAAGCTAAAAGATGGTTAGCCGAAATATTGATTAAATATGATACTTAACCCTCTCACCCAGCATGGAAAGGCGGGAATATGAAACGAGTAATATTTGACCACCCAGTATTTAAAGGAATGGATTTACAGAATAAAGGGCTTCTTATTTACGTTGGCGACAATGGCATATTCTTGGCAAAAGTAAATCGTAAGAAGGGTGAAAAGGATGTAGAAATTACCTATAAGGAGCTTTATAAATTGTTACAGGAAGTAAAGACTAACCCCTGAACCTTCGAGGTCGCTATAAAAACTGTTTGCAGGTCAGTAACTAACAGGACGGGGTGGCTTGTGAACGGAGAAAAGTCCTCCAATTTAGGCAGTAGGAACACAAGACTACAAGGGTAGTTGAGCAAGACCTACATTAAGTCCTCATCAAGCCACTCTGTTCTAAACGGGAGGAGATAAATAAGAAAGGATAAAATTAAAAATGTTTATCCCAGATCTTAGAACAATACGTTTGATCGCTCTATTACGAAGGCTTGATGAAATCTTTTTAATAGTAGCAGAGGACAAAGCTTTGTGGAGGATAGGTAATTTTATCATGTTGGACCGGCTTCGGGTAATTGAAGAGTACCGGAAAACATATAACCAGTCAAAGGAGGAGGAAAGCAATGGCAAAGAAACAGGCAGCCCTCCGGTTAAGTGCGGGATATGTAAAGGGACCGGCAAATCAGAATAATTTGTCGTCGGTAAAAAAAAATAATTTGACAAATATATTTTTGTGGAGTATATTTATACCATGATTCGCGGGGATCGAAAAATCAATCAAAATATAACAGCCGTGGCTAATTGATCACGGCTTTTCTATGCCCCAGGTTTGGCCCCGCGGCTTTATAAAAACCTTCAAGAGAGGGTTCCTGGGCAGTTTCTTTAGGGGGGTGTGGATGTAGCCCCGTAACGGGATCCGGTAAGTTCTATCTTGCCAGGCGCCCCCCCTATTTTTAGGCAACTATGCACCGTGGATATATCAAAATATGGCGTAAGATCAGAGATTCTTTTATTTGGCATGATGCTGAGGCATTAAAATTATTTCTTCATCTAATCATGGAAGCCAATCACAAAGACACGGAATTTATTTTTAATAACAAAAAGATTATATTGAAGCGCGGGCAGTTAATATGTGGGAGGACGGCCCTTTCAATGGAATTGGGGATCAGTGAGAATAAAATATATCGTATGATGTCTTTAATGCAGAATGAACAGCTAATTGAACAACAAAAAACTAACGCATTTACTTTAGTTTCAATAACTTCCTACACCGAGTACCAAGATAATGAACAGCAAAATGAACAACCAGTAGACAGCCATCAGACAGCCAGTAGACAGCCAGTAGACACATCTAAAGAACTAATAAGAACTAAGAAGAAGAGCGAGCGCGCAAAAACAGTTTTTAAGGCACCAAGCGTTGAGGACGTGCAAAGGTACTGCATGGAACGCGGAAACTCTATTGACGCAGAGCAGTTTGTTGAGCACTATACAACAAGCGGATGGATGCGCGGCAAAGCGAAGATACAGGACTGGAAGGCATGTGTTAGGACTTGGGAGATACGGGATCGCGTTAAGGCCAAGGATGTTCCTGCAGGAGAGGAAGTAATGGATGGGTTTAGACCATGACTGAAATGAAGCTGGCCTCAGATTGCTGGGTTGATTCTCAGATAGGTATTGATGCTATTGATCCGGCTCGGATCTGCACCTTTGGGGTATCTGTGATGGATGATGCTCTGATTGGGATATTACCAAACGACTTGATTGTGATTGGCGCGGATTCCGGGGTTGGGAAAAGCGAGATCGCTTTGGATGTGGCCATGCACAATGCCGCAGCCGGTCGCAAGGTTGCTATGTACTTCCTTGAGGGCGGAAGTGATGAGGCTATAAACCGAATTCGCTGGAAGATGATCAAGAATAAGTATTTTAATAAAAATTGTAGTGGCGTTGACCTGGATTATGCTAAGTGGAGGATGAATAAACTTAACTCTCCGCTTATGCGCCAGCTGAATGAAGAGTGTTATGTTGAATTTAAGGATAAGGTTAAAGATAATCTGCATATTTATAGCTTTGACGAAGGCTTTACGATTGAAATGTTGATGAGTTCAATCAGTCTTTTTGAGAAGAAGGGATCTCCGGGGTATAGCCTGGATTTGCTGATCATAGATCACCTTCAATACTTTTCCTTAACTTCAGAGCAAAATCAATTCGCTGAAATGACTGAAATTTTAATGAAGGTTAAAGAGATCACAAATCATTTTAAGATCCCTGTTGTCCTGGTGTCTCATTTGCGCAAGCGCGATAAGGATCGCGGGCTGCCTGGCCAGGATGATTTCTTTGGGACCAGTAATATCTCGAAGATTTCAAGTCAATCAATAGTTATAGCTGCTCATCCTAATAGCGCTGATGATGATTACGTAAATGGCCTCTATCCTACATTTTTTAGGTTTGTTAAGTCCCGGACTGGATTACGACCAAGCCTGGCTGCTCTTTGTAAATTTGACGTAAAGACAGGGAAATATGCAAAGGTTTATGATGTTTATAGGCTTAAAGGAGACGTCCCCTTGAAGAGCCCTCTTGCAAATAGTAAATTACCAAAATGGGCTTTAAGGGCGGCGTTACTTAAAGAACGAATAAAATTACAGCAGGAGGGCAGCGAAAAATGAAAAATAAAACTCCATGGATCAATGAAGCGGTAGCGGTCCTGGCCGCCAGGCTGCAAAAGATTGAGGATGCGGGTTGGCGCGAGGTTCCGAGATCCTTTCACCGTGAGCGCTACGGCTGCCGGCATTACGAAGCGGACAAGTCCACAATAGCTGGCGCCGGCCTGACCGCGGATCAGTATGAGCAAGAGATCAGGGCTATGGCTAAAAGGAATAAATTTTGATGCAAGATCCTAAAATATATTATCCAGATTCAACGACTGGAGATCTATTTGTGGATGATATGGATGTTTTAATCTAACCAAGGAGGATAAGATGAAAAGAATCGGAATGTTCTTTGTAGTTATGTTTTTGTTGGGCGCGACCCACGGATTTGCTCAAGAGGTCCCAGCGGTCCATATGCACCGGATTGACTACGGCGATTACAGGTCCGTTACGCTGGTGACGAAGGCCTGGGATGCGCTCAAAGCCAACGATCTGCAATCGGTATTGACTTATACAAACAAGTGTATTGAGTTTTACGGGGCCCAGGCAAGCAAGATGGAGGCAAGTCTCAAGGATTACGCGACCGGTACCAATGATCAGATCTTTAAGTATTGGGCATTGAATGATGTGGGAACGTCCTATTTCATCCAGGGCGAAGCGTACCGGGCGGCCGGCATGAATAAAGAGGCGATCGCGGCTTACAAGAAAGTCATTCATGATTTTACGTATGCACAATGCTGGGACACGCAAGGCTTCTTCTGGAAACCGGCAGAAGGCTCCAAACCACGGATGGATTTCTTAATTACAGGCAAATAAATGAATAAAAATGAGCTTAAAAAATTAGTAGGCCATAAACGCCATAAATATGGCGCTGTACGCGTTACTTGCAAGTTAGGCCATCAGCACCCTTCCAAGGCCGAAGCAATGCACTGTTGGGCCCTTCAGGCTAAAATAAACCATGGTACAATTCGGGATCTGGAATATGAAAAGCCTTACGATTTGATTGTTAATGGTAAAAAGGTTGGTGTTCATAAACCGGACTTTACTTTTAAGGCTCCTACTTTTAAACTTACTTCAACAGGGCCAATGTCCGCCGTCTCACAAATAAATTGGGACAATCCTATAATTTGTGTGGACGAAGTTAAAGGCTTCCGGACAAAGGACTGGATCTTTAGATCTAAAATGTTTCAGGCCTTATACCCTGAAGTTGAATACAGAGTGGTGGAATGATAACAAAACATATTGGAATGGCCAGTGAGTTTGGAGTTTATATTGATAATGATATTAAAATTTACGACGATGAAGTGATGCGTCCGGATCTCCAATTCTGTCGGCAGCGCGCCAAGCACTGTGACTTTTATGTAAACACCAGGGCCTCTCAAGCCTGGCGCATGTTTGCAGAAAGATTAAAGCCCGCTTGACAGGTTAAGTTTTTTTTGGTATTTATGTTTTCATGCCGAATAAAAAAGGAGCTGGCCGGCCTCCCATGTACCGGTCAGCTTATCAACTGCAACAAAAAATAGATTCATATTTTAAAAATCCTCCTAAAAGCAGACTGGTGTACGATAGCAAAGGCAAAGAGTACCGGATAGGCCTGGTGTCTATTTCAGGCCTTGCTTTGTACCTTGGTTTCTGTGATCGTTACTCCTTCTATGACTACGAAAAGATCCCAAAATTTACCCACACTATAAAAAAGGCGCGTGCCAAGCTTACCGCAGAATACGAAGAGCAAGTCTCCCAGGGTAATTCATGTGCTATCTTCATGCTCAAGAATTTAGGTTATTCAGATAAGCAGATAATTGAACAGCAGGGAGACCCGAACCAGAGCATAACAGTAATCCTTTCTGATAAGACGATTAAAACATGATCACTTTTAAAGCCGAGCCATTCCAAGAGAAGTTTATAATGTCACCTGACAAGTTCCCTTGCTATGCCGGAGGCTGGGGGACCGGCAAAACATTGAGCGCTATCACCCGCGCTGAGATCTATTCTAAGTCAATCCCTGATAACCTGGGCTGTATATTCCGTAAGACCGCGCGATCTTTAAACGACTCGACACTTCAAGACTTCCAGAAGTATACCGGCCACAAGGTAAGCGCGGATAGGAATTATCAATATCCAAATGGATCTGTGGCAATGTTCCGGCACTTGGATGAGCTCGATTCAATCAATCAACAAAACATTAACCTGGGCTGGTTCTACATTGAGCAGGGGGAAGAGCTGGACAGTGATCGCGAGTTCTGGATGCTGATAGGCCGGTTACGCCGCAACCTCAAGCCGTCTCCGGAGTTCCTCAAGCTTGGCCTTCCTTTGCGTTCAGGGTGGGTTATATGCAACGCCGGGGACAACTGGATCCGGAAGGGCTGGAAGGATGAGCCGTTCAAGGGTAGCAGCCTTGTAGAGGCCTCCACGTGGGACAATGCCCACAACCTACCTGTGGACTTCCTCGATACGCTCAGGGTCCTTGAAATAGAATCTCCGGAGCTCTATAAGCAATTCGTCCTCAATTCCTGGGATGCTTCAAAGAGTAATCGAGTATTCCCGCGGCCATTGATCGAAATGATGAAGCTTCGGTATGACGTTCTATCCATCGGTCAGCCGATTGCTAACATAGGCGTAACCGTGGATCCTTCCGGTATGGGCGCGGATGATAACGTATTCCTGGCCGGCAATAACGGGCTGCCGCTTGAATGGTACGAAAAGACGGTGATGAGCGCGACTGATAAAGCATACACCGCGCTTAACCTCTGCAAGAAGCACGGCGGCTGGTGGATCCTTATTGATTGTGATGGCGTTGGTATCGAGACATATAAAGAGCTGATTGACTTTGATGATCGTATAAAGAATGGGATCCAGATTTTAAAGTTCCATGGCAGCGCGCCATCCGGCTTGATGTTTAACACAGGTCCAAACAATAAACCTCGTCAGATGTACGCTAATATGCGGGCTGAGGCGGCCATGGTAACTCAGAGAAGGGCGTACTCGGGATGGACAGGGATAGCTCCTACCGACAAGAAATGTATACGGCAGCTTGAGGCTGATATCTCTTTCCAGAATGGCCGAGGCCTTTTGCAACTGATAGACAAGACAGAGATCAAGAAGCTGATAGGAGAGTCACCAGGCCGCGCGGATTGTTTCAAGATGATGAATTGGGCATGTCACCAGGAATATGCAGATCAGACTTTCAGTAAAGAGGCCATGCAGCAAGCTCCCCAGGCGTTTGCAGACACAAGCGACAGTATTTATGGGCCTGAGCCGGGCGGGGATATTCAACGCTACGCAGACAACAGTTAAAGAAAGGAATTATATGGGACAAGTTGAAGGAGGCTCAGCAAAGAAGGATAGAGAGCAAAGAGAAAGACAGTCTCAGTTAGAAAGTTCATTTAAGGCATCGAGGGAGGGATTGCCGGATCACGTCGTTGTTATGGCAATAATCTACGATACGAAGGCTGGAAACGTCCAGGTAATGGGCCCGATAGCGAATAAGCACATGGCTTACGGTATGCTTGGCCTGGCCCGTGATTGTATCGAGACGTATAATCGTGAACACATAGCCGGAGTAAAAAATCCGTAATTCTTTTTGACATTTACTTTTTTAGGTATAGCCTAAAATTAAATGTATGAAATTTCAAGAAGAAATTTTAACTGAAGATATCCTCAAAGAAGCAGAGCCTCTTCTCAAGAAACATTGGGAAGAAGTTGCTTTTTACAAAGACATTGAATTAGATCCCGACTACGAATTTTATTTAGCACTTCAAGCTGCCGGAAGGATTAGATCCTATTCCGCCAGGGATGATCAAGGTGTGATGGCCGGTTACGCCGTCTACTTCCTGAAGAAAAATCCTCATTACAAACAAAGCCTTGTTGCCGCAGAGGATATTATTTTCTTTGATCCCCTGAAGCGGGGCGAAGGTATGAAGTTTATAAAATGGTGTGATGATGAGCTCCGTAAGTTAGGGGTTCAAATAGTTACGCATCATGTTAAAGTGTTTTTTGATTGGAGCCCTGCGTTGATCAGGATGGGTTATGATTGGCAGGATAAAATCCTAAGTAAACGATTGGATAGATAATGGCCATTGATGCTCTTATAGGGGCTTTAATTGGATTTGGCGCTTCTGAAGTGATGGGCGGCATGGGTAATAAAAAAGCAAAGGGACCCTCACAGGCGACACTTCCCAGCCAAGCTAATGCAAACACGGATGCATCAGCAACGGTAGCGGATCAGCGAGCAGCAATGCTCTATGCCGGTGGGCAAACAGATATGACCGGTGGTCTTGGCGTATTGACTGGATCTGATACCAGTAAATCTACTCTGGTAGGGAGTTAAATATGGACCTAAATACTGATCTAAAGAATTTGATCCTTGAAAGTGATTATCTACATGGTCAGGACGGTGATAAGCTTTCATATTACCAAGACGTTGCTAACTTCTGTCTCCCGCGTAAAGCCTGGGTTACTACGATAAAGGCTACTGATCAACAATTAAACTTTAATTTCCTCTACGATTCACGCGCTATCCTGGCTGTCAAGAAGTCCGCTTGCGGCTTCCATTCCAAGCTTACCAGCGCCGTCACCAAATGGTTTGACTTCCGGACCATTGATTCCAAGAAGATGCAGGGCGGGAATGTCCAGCGGTACTTTAAAGATTGCTCTGATACTCAATACGATGTGCTCAATAGCTCTAACTGGAATGAAACTATCCTTGAAGGATATGTGGATGATCTCACCTTTGGCACAGCTCCGATATTCACTGAAGAGGATTACCGTGACCACGTGCGTTATACTTCAATCCCTGTTGAATCAGTCAGCTTTGGCCGTGATGATCGCGGTGAGATATGCAAGATATTCCGCAGGTTTAAATATACGGCAATGCAGATTGTCATGCGCTGGCCAAACAATGTTCCTAAAGACGTTCGAGATTGTATTGAAAAGAAACAATATTATCAGAAGTTTGATCTTGTCCATTACGTAGGACCTCGTGATATCCGGGATGTTTCTAAAAAAGATATTGTAAACATGCCCTATCGTTCCGTGTGGATCTATCCTAAGGGCGAAGATAAGCTTTCTGAATCAGGCTTCATGAGTAATCCATATTCTGTTTTGGAGTTTTGGAAGGAGCCAGGTGGAGGAATGGCATACAGCCCTGCCATGGATGTGCTGGCTTCAATCAAGCTGGCTAACGCGGAGAAGAGGACTATTATCCGAAGGGCCATGAAGGACGTGGACCAGGCTTCAATGTCACCGGCCCGGTTTTGGCTCGGCCGGCTGAATCAAAACCCCAACGCCATGAACATGTACGACAAGACAAAATACTCCAAAGAGGATTTTGGCACTATACCAACTGGCGGGGATCCAAAGTTATCTGTTGAAATGATGGCCCTTGAGCAGGACTTGATTGATAAAGGCTTCTTTCTGGACCTCTTTGAGGCCATGACCAGGGTTAGCAAGGATATGAATAACCCTGAAGTCAATCAGCGCATTGCAGAGGCCTTGGAGCTTATAGGACCGGTTGTGGGGGGAATGACTAAAAAAATAGGTAATGCCCAGATTAGAACTTTCGATATCCTGAATGATCGTTTGTTATTTCCGCCTCCGCCAAAAGAAATTGTTAATGAGCGCGGTAAAATAGAATTAAAAGTGATCTTTCTTTCACCATTGGCTAAAGCCCAGCGCGCGGCGGCTCTTGGCGGGCTCACTACCTGGCTTGGAATTGTCAAGGCCTTGCAGGGGATCAAGCAGGATGCTGGTGTTGGTGTTGACGTTGATCGTGTCTTGGCAGGGTCCGCGGATTTCTTGAATGTGGATCCTACATACGTCATGCAGCAGCGCAAGATTGATGAGATTCGTAAAAAGACAGCCCAGGCCCAGCAGCAGCAAGCGAAGATTCAACAGGCCGAGCAGATGGCCGGCGCAGCCAAAGATGCGGCCTCAGCTCACCATGAACACAAACAGGCAATGGCAGTTAAATAAAAGCAATGCAAACTATAATCAAAATTGAAAGCCGTGTTGAAGTCAGAAACGGTATATCATACACCGTTTATAAAAGATCAGAATATTCCACTAAAGATAAAGGCTACTGTTTAGAGCTCTTAAAGCAAAAGGCCTTTCAATATAATCAATCTAAAAAACCTTTACAGCTAACTCCAGCATTTGGGTATAAATGAGCGTACTTCTTCAGATCAATGATAAATCACGCATGCCAATTAAGTTTCTTTGGCAGCTTATATTCACCTTTACATTTGACAAAAAGTCTTGCGCTCACTGTACCAAGCGGATCATTGAAGAGCAAGTCTGCAAATGGAATGGTTTTGTCCAGATCAACAAGGTCCGTGAGCTTGATAAATACGGACTGGATCCGCTGATGGTGGGCGTTGCGGTAGGGCATAAGGGATCTGCCTTGGATGAAATGGAGTACCAGGTTGGCCTCATGTGCTCATGGTTGGTCCGGGAAGAAAAGGGCGAGTTTGAATCCCAAGTAGAGACGTATAAGAAGCATAAAATTGATTATCATATGGCCCAGCCGATGTGCCAGGTGTTCCCCGAGTATGTTTCTAAACATAGGAATTTTGCTAAAGGCCGGGCAGCCCTCCAAGCCGCCATGAAAGCTAATCCACAGGATTATGCTGGACCTAAGAAGAAAGGCAAGGTGTTTTAATGAATATCCACTGTTCTATAGGTATTTTTAATAGACGGTACGGATTTTGTATTATAGTTAATGAGGAGCGTCCGGATCTTAATTATATATGGACTAATTTAGGACTTTATATTTTATGGGGAAATAGATTTGATGATAGTATAAAAATATTTAACTGGACAAGAAAGGATAAAAAATACAATGCAAATATCCCTACAAGAGGATGACGGAATCTTTCACGAAGGCGTACCGCAGATAGTTGTCCTGGTAGTTAAGTTTGATGATGGTAAGGTCAAACGGATCCCGTACCCTGCTGAAAAGACAATAGCTGCTTTGTACCAGGATCTTGCTGCTATTGCTCCTAAGGTTGCGGAGGGTCCTCAACAAGATATCATGAAAAATATAGGAGGAGGGTTCTCCGGCTTTGAAGATGGAAGCGGAAATTTAATACCAGAAACGCCATTACCTAAAGATCGCCCAGGAATCAAAAAGTCTCCGGTTGATAAGTCCCACATTATTGAAAAAGAGGACATTGTAACAATGGTCAAGATGCGCGAAAGAGACAAAGGATCCACGTGTCTTTTGATGGTAGGTATGGACTACCGGGTGATTCAAGCTATTGGTCAATTCCATCCAGTCACTCAACAGCGCTTGGTTGAGGGCTATGATGTTATTGATGATACCGCGGCCATGCCTGAACGTATGCGTGTATTCCCTGATGAAGTGGTTTTGAAGCGAAAGAGATTGTCTGCTATCATTCCTAAGACAACATTTATTGAAGAAATCCTTCCGTGTCCGTCTTGCCAGGTTGCGAATGTCCTTGTGCTGGATGGATCCGACTTTAAAGGCAAGTGCGAGGCTTGCGGCGTTGATATTACGATTGCGCGGGTGATACGCAAGTGCTTAACGACTAAATGTGATCAAGAGGTAAGCTGTTTTGACGTTGGCGGGAAGTACGCGGGAACATGCGGGAAGTGCAAAGCTAAGATTGAGGTGCCCTATGCTTAATAATCCAGTACCTATTTTAGAAAAACTTGATGAGCTCCGCGCCAACAGCCCAGATCAGATTACGTTTATATATCAAAAATTCTTTGGTATGCCGGAAGGTGAAATGATCCTGGTAGATCTTATGGATCACTTCTTTGAGTTTAAACCGACGAATACTCCTTTTGAAGCAGGGGAGCAAGCCGTTGTGATATACATTAAAAATAGACTTTTAGGTGTCACTGAAGTACCTGAAAGAATAACACCAACAGGAGATCAGCCATGAATATGAAAGTAGAAAAAGGTGATATTGTTGCTTTAAGGGATGGCCGGACTGTAGAGGTCCTAAGTGTAAAGCCTGATTATGAGCATCCGGGCGCGATTGTACGTTTTGATTACGTTGACCGAAGAGAGGCATCTCCTATGCGGAGGACTGACTATCCAAGCCTTATCATTAACATTTTAAGAAAGGGCCAGCCGGCCATAGATCCTAAGATGCCGCGGCCAGGGGACAACCGGGCGCCAGCTCCAACGAAGGTGATTATCGTGGATGGCAAGAAGTATATAGAATCTGGACCAGGCGGGCCTCAAGGGCCGGTACCCTTAACAGAGGGCGCGGGTACCCAGGTACATGAGGCGGTAAGGGCTCCGGCCAAACCGGTTACTTCCAGGATTAAAAAAGCAGCAGTAGCGGCACCAGCTAAATAAACCGATTTCACGTGAAACGTGCAAAAGAAAGGTAATATATGCCAATTACATTTACAGCACCAGAATTACAAACCAACGAAGCTTTTAAAACTTATGAAACACCGGATGATCTCGGTAAAGCTTTTCTGGATCTTAACGCGAGAGTGGCCGGTGGTGATATTTCTTTACTTCCTGAAGAGCTCCGGAAGGATGATACATTTAAACCATTCAAGACCCTCAAGGACCTGGGTGTCAGTTATGTAGAGACTAAGAAGATGGTAGGATCCATTGAGAAGCCCCCGGAGAAGCCGGACGGGTATAAATGGACCGCTATGGCTAATTTGGACCCTGATCTCAAGGCAGACGGTATTGTGGCTCAATTAAAGCCTCTTCTACACGCTGCTGGGGCTGGTAATAAGATGGCTGATACCATCCAGCAAGGATTATTGACGACGCTATCCGGCCTGGTGGCCAAGCAAAAGGCGGATCGGAAAGCATTGTCATTAACTAATGAGACAGCATTGCGCACGGAGTGGGGCAATGAGTACGACGCCAAATTTGATAAGATCGTTAAGACCATGCAGCTGGTGGGCGGTCCGGAGTTTGCCCAGGCACCAGAGGCTATTGTTTCGGCTTTGAAGGGATCTCCTAACTTTTTAAAGGGCATGGGAAAGCTTGTTGGATTGCTCTCAGAAGATTCTTTGAAGTCTTTAGGAACTATCGCGGACGCTCCAATTACGGATCCGACTGCTGCTGATGCCGAGATCACTAAGTTCAATGCAGAGATCAACGCCGCCGGTACCAAGCATCCTTATTTCAATGTTAAGGACGCTGGACACGCCGCGGCAGTACAAAAAATGCACGATCTGTTTGCGTTGAAAAATAAAGCTAAATAAATTTATTTTTAAATTTTCTTGACACGTACATTTTTTAGGAATAAATTTCTAAATGAGACTACCGGTTGATTTAACCGGCCTCATGCAGTAAAGAAAAAATCGAGACTATCGTACCACTGGTGCGACCTCATAGGTGAAGTAAGCAGACCCTTTTTAAGGATTATCTGTCAGAGAGATAACTTTAAACCACAAAGGAGCTACCTATGGGAGCACCAAATACAGCATATATTCAGGAATATAACAACACGATTTACTTGCTGTCTCAACAGCAAGATAATCGTTTTGCTGCTTGCGTCGCAGAAGATTTTAACTGGACCGGCATGGCAAAGTTTTACGATCAGTACAACCAGGATTCCGCGGTAGAGTTGACCACGCGCTATGCTGATACTCCGACACAGTTGCCGGATTTCAGACGCCGGATGGTAACACCACGGTATTTTGTTTCAAACACCTTGGAAGATCCCAAGGATGCTTTGCAGATGGCGATTGACCCTAAGTCAATCATGATGCAAGCAAAGCACGCCGCTTTTAACCGTACCAAGGACGATATCATCATTGCGGCCATGGGCGGTACGTCTTATACCGGCCAGACAGGCGCCACACCGGTGACCTTCCCAGCTCCAAACCAAATTGTCTATAATCAGTTCACGTCCGGTAACGGTATGAGCAAGGCCAAGTGTTTAGCGGCCAAGCGTATCCTCGATGCCAATGAAGTTGAGCAGACCGAGAGATATATGTCCTATACCGCGGCCCAGCTGGAAGATCTTTTAAACACCACTGAAGTCACGTCCACTGATTACAACGTGATCCATGCGTTGGTCCAGGGTGATGTTCAGACATGGTGCGGTTTTGACTGGCGTCATTCCGAGCGCCTATTGACCGATGCTTCTTCACACCGGTTATGCTACGCCTGGCAGAAGTTTGCTGTCCAGTTAGCCGTGCAGAAGGAAATCGAAGGCCGTGTTGATGAGCGCGCGGACAAGAACTATGCCTGGCAGGTTTATATGAGGATGTGCCTGGGCTCTACCCGCCTTGAAGAGGCTCGTATTGTCCAGATCGCTTGCGTTGAGGCAGCGTTCTAAGTAGTTTTGATCTTTCAGAGTTTTTAACCTTTTAACAAGGAGAATTATATGAGTCAAGTTAACGGAGTTGTTTACGCCGAATCAATAGCGCCACCGTCACCGGCTAACTGGCTTACCGCCGGTTATGTAAACGGCCGCGTGAAGTGCAATATTGACTTCTATGTGGGTCTTGGTACCGAATTAGCTGGTACCACGATTGCCATGGGAGCGTTGCTTCCCGCTGGTGCAAAGGTATTACTAATCGAGATTACAAGTAGCGTTAGTATCGGATCCTTTACGTTGTCTGTAGGGGACCTGGATCTTGCTACGCGCTATGCAACTGCTTTGACGGGACCGGCCACGGCCGGGGTAACTCTTATTAGCGGGATGATTAGTGCTGCCAATGGTCCTTATGTCATTGGTACTAATCCGGCAGTTCCCACGGAAACCGATACTGACGCTCAGATCTTGCTTACCACCGCTGGAGCTACAATTACCAGTGGAGCGATTATCGGCTGTATCGTTTATTTCACCACGGACTAAGGCGAAGTTGGGGTGGGGAGAAATCCTCACCCCTTTTAAAAAGGAGATCAGCATGTTTAAAAAGTTACTATTGCTTTTAGTGTTTTCGGCTTTCCTGGCCACTTCTGCCTTTGCCGCCGTTGGTATAACCGAGGGAGGGGCCGCGGTAGGACAGGCGTCCCAATTAAGCTTGCCTTGCGATCCAACGGCTGTAATTACCCTTGACGGTTTCACCTATAACGTCGGTTGTAATCCTAATTTTGTTATGATAGGGATTGCAAATGGTGGATACACGTCAATGACGACTTCGAGTTTGACGGTTCCGGTCAGTTACTCGTTTGTTAAAAAGGCAATCGCCGCCTCTGCTAACACAGGGTTTTCTACGGGTACGTTACCCGCGGGTGTTCCTGGCCAGACATTAACAATCCTCATTACCACCGTTGGCTCAAGCGGGTCATGGACATTAACACCTTCGTCAAGCACGGGATGGACTTCCATTGTTTTTAATACAGCCGGGCAGCTTGTGACATTCTTATATGTCAATTCTACCGTTGGCTGGATTATAGTAGAATATAGCGGAAGCACTTTACCGACTATCAATGATGTTGGTGGAGCATAAATCTAAAGGGGAGAGGGGAGGCAGGGCCTTCTCTCTCCTTTTTTATGAAAAAATATACTCTGATAGCTTTATTTTTTCTTATTGCTCTATCATTAATTCCCCCGATAGATGTTGTTCTTCGTAATCCTCAAGATAAATATTGGCTATGGATGGTCCTGATTGCCGGATTTTTTGGTGTATTCACTCTGTTTATCAAAACACACTGGATGGTTAGGATCATTGCGATAGGATCATTCATTGATTGTTTTTTCAGCGCGGCCCCTTATATTTCCTTCACGTCTTACTGTTCAATAGTCCTTTGTTGTTATTTTTATATTTCATGCTGCAATATCGAAGATTGGCCGCTTGTGTTTAAAGCGGTGCAAAGTCTACTGCTATTAAATGCGATTCTTTTAAGTTTAGAGTTTTTCCATAAAGATAATTTGATGGATTGGGGAGCTGCTTATAATTTCAATTTCGGAGTTTTAGGGCATCACATGCAGATGGGGAGCTTTGCGGTTGTGATATCCGCATTGCTCATATCCTTTAGCACGTTAAATTTCCTGTTTCCGGTTATAGTGGCAGTATTCTGTCAATCCAGCTGGGCCTTCTTTAGCGCCGGTGCTGGAGCAGTAGTCTATATGTATTCCAAAAACAAAAATGTAGCTGCCATGGTATTTATAGGATTTATGTTTATCTTTTGTTTGTGGGATTTGAGCAATAATAAGTTTAAAGAAAATTTGAGTCCAGCAGCAGGGCGCATAACGGTATGGCAAAAGACTTTTGAGTTAGCGAATAAACATCCTTTTGTTGGTTGGGGCCCGGGCACATATAAGTTGATTTTTGCTCCTTTATCAAGGATGAAATCTATTCCTTACAAGACAGCTCATAATTTCATTGCCCAGCTTGTTTTTGAGGTTGGCTATCCGGCTACAGGATGCCTTTTATTTGGCCTGGGATGGCTTTGCGGGGCACTGTGGAGGGCTGAACTATACACCTTGACCTCTGGGCTTGCTATGATCGTTATAGACGCTCTGGTGCACTTCCCAGACAGATGTATGCAAATGGTCCCTTTGATCATTGTATTTTTAGCTTACTGTACTTTTTGCCTAAAAAAGGATAAATTATGCCTAACCCACTCTTTACTATCTTAGGGATCTGGAATAAAGCAATTTTTAAGATCGGGGCCACAAGGCTCAATCTTTCTGATCTTGCTAATCCGGCCACCTCGCCTAATCCGGCGGCTCAATACCTCACCGATATTTGGCCTTTCGTTACTGCGGAGGCCTTAGAAGAGCACCCATGGTCATTTGCTGTTCAGACAGTGCCCATGGTTCCGTTGAGTCCGGTAGCCTGGGTTACTTCTAACACATACAATGTTGGAACCTATGTTCTTGGTCCTGATAATAATATTTATGTTTGCGCCGTACAAAATACGTCCGGTGTATTCACGACTGATCTCGCGTCCGGTTATTGGATTGTTCAAAAAGACCAGAATGAAAATAATATTGCTCCTTTACTTATTCCTTTGCCTTTAATGAATGACGGCTGTAATCATCCCTATGCTTGTCCGTTGGATTTTATCAATCCTTATTTGTTTAGTACCAGGGTATTTTACCGTAAAGAAACAGTAAAGCCGCCTTATCTGGCCACTCCAACTATTGTTTTATTGATGAACGCTCCTGCTATTGCGAGTATGAAGTACGTTTCTTCTCAGCTGGATGTAACGCAATGGAGCTCTAAGTTTGTGGAGGCTATTGCTACCGCCCTGGCCTACCAGCTTTGTTTTAAGATCTCTGAAGCGGCTCAATATGCGGCCGGACTTGAAAAAGACTACTCCGCTAAACTGATATCCGCTATTGCGGCGGATTCCAATACCACGTCTCCTGATCAAGCGATTGCGGACGAATGGTTCCTGGCAAGATTGACAGGATCAACAGCTGCGGTAGGGCTTGGTCCGGATGGTAATAATGTCGGCTTTTATATGCCGGGGATAGATTATTAATGGGTTATAAGGGAACAATAGCCAAAACGAACTTTACTTTAGGCGAGATCTCCCCGCGATCTTTGGGGAGATTCGACCAGGATAAGCCTATATTCAAGAATGGCGCCGCTATTCTTGAGAACTTCCTAATCGGTGAAGCTGGCGCTGCATCCTTCCGGCCAGGCACTCAATACATTGCTAACGTAAAGAATCAAGCGCCGGCGTTATGGGTAACAGGCACTTCCTATGTTGTTGGCAATAATGTCTTGTATGGCGGGAATGTTTATATCTGCTTGATTGCGCACACATCAGGGATTTTTGCCACTGACTTGGCCGCGGGCGATTGGGAACTGTCTCCTGTTCAATCCGGTCAGGTAAGGCTTGAGAGGTTCACCTATAACATTGCCCAAGAGTACGTCATGGAAATGGGGCATCAATATATCCGTTTCTATGCCAATACAGGGCAGTTGATGGTTTCTTCAGCACCGGCATGGGTAACAAGTACGCCGTATGTTGTTGGTAATTTTGTTTCTGAGGGCGGCAATATTTATTATTGTGTGATTGCTCATACATCAGGGACCTTTGCCACAGATTTAGCGGCTGGTGATTGGATACAACAGGTACTTGTTGAAATTCCCACTATCTTTAATCAAACTGATATTTTTAATTTACAGACTGCTCAAAAAGCAGACGTGATGTATATTGTTAATCCTAATTATTTCCCTCAGAAGCTTATCAGGACCTCAGCCACTTCTTTTTCAATAGCAAATGTCAATTTCTTCCGAGGACCCTTTTTGGATGTTAATATCACCGCGACCACCATCAGCGCGTCATCCGATACCGGAACAACAACTTTAACTGCCTCTGAAGCGATTTTTCAGATAGGACACGTGGGGTCTTTATGGCGTGTTAAGAATGGCGTTGTCTTGATTACCGGATTCACCTCTTCAACCGTTGTTGTTGGTATAGTCCAGGCTGAATTGAATGTGCCCGCGGTACCCAACGCCTGGGGATTAGGACAGAACTATAACATAGGAGATTATGTTTCCAATAGCGGTACTATTTATCGTTGCCTTGTAGGAAATACTACTTCAGATTCAAGCGTATTCGCTACTGATTTGTCTGCCGGTTATTGGCTTGCTACAGCTGGATCCGCCGGAGACTTGGGCACTGGCGGAAGCGCGACAACTGATTGGCAAGAGGGCGCTTTCTCACAGGTGAGAGGATATCCTTCTTCCGTGACCTTCCATGAAGGCCGTCTGGTGTATAGCGGGACCGCGTATAAGCCTCAAACACTCTATGCTTCTGCCGTTGATACCTATGACAGCTTTGATGTAGGCACGGCCCAGAATGCGGATGCCTGGACCTATGAAATAGCTAACCAGCAATCGAATGGAATCCGGTGGCTTGAATCAGATACGGCATTGCAAATAGGAACGTCAGGGGGATCAGTCACGGCCGCTGATGGTAACGCGTCAACCGGAATTACGCCATCCTCACCTCCAACGATTTCTTATAATGACGTTTACGGGGCGATGGTAGAGCAGCCTGTCAAGCTTGGCGGGTATAGCTTTTTCTTACAGGCTAATAAATTTTATTTAAGGCAATTAACGTATGATTTAATCACCAGCAAGTATAAATCCGGCAGTCAGATGGTATTGGCTGATCATATCCTCCGTGATGGCCTTGGCGCCGTACAGATGGCCTCACAGAGCTCTCCTACGGACCGTATTTGGATAATCAGGGCCGATGGCCAGATTGCCGTTTTAACCAGGGATCCGGAGCAGCAAGTCACCGGCTGGTGCCGGATAGTTGGCGGCGAATCGGATATTACTCAATCATGTGTTGGCTATAGCGGGACCTTTGAGAGCATCTGTATCATTCCGTTGGATGGCCAGGATGATCAGGTTTGGGTAGTAGCCAAACGCTCGATCAATGGCGTCCTTTATAGATATATTGAAATTTTCACCGCTGAATTATTCCAAAATTATTGGGAACCGGTGCGCATGGATTGCAGTTACACTTATGACAATCCGATAACGATTACGGATATTGATACTACACAAAACCCTATTTTAGTTACCGCTCCTAACCATGGATTAACGGCATACGATCAGGTTAAGATTGATGGATGTATTGGAGCTGCCCAATTAAATGGCGGAATATTTGCTGTTTTTTCTCCCACAACAAATACTTTTAGGTTACAGGGATTGATAGCCCCAACAATTACTACCCAACCGGTAAATGCTCTGGTAGTGGCTCCGAATACCGCAACTTTTACGATTGTTGCGACCGGTTCCGTGGCTCCGACTTTACAATGGTATATCAGTACGGATGGCGGAAATACATGGACACCAATCAACGGCGCAACATCAGCCAGCTATACGACTCCGGCAACAACTTTAGCCAATAACGGTAATCAATTCAAATGTGTTGCGACAAATTCAGTTGGAAATGTTACATCAAACGTGGCTATTTTAACTGTTGATACGGTTCCTTCTTTCACAACGCAACCGTTAAATATTACGGTCCCTGTTGGAAATACAGCCACATTTACCTCTGTGGCTATAGGAAATCCAGCACCAACTTACCAATGGCAAATAAGCACTGATAGCGGATCTACTTGGACAAACATTTTAGGAGCTACAAGCGCGAGTTACACAACACCGCCTACTACATCCGGTCAGGACCAATACGAATACAGGTGTGTTGCTACAAATAGCGCGGGAACGACTGATAGCAGCGCGGCCACAATGACTGTTGACTATTCTCCGAATATTACTACACAGCCGTCAAATACTTCAGTTAATGAGCCGGGGACAGCTACATTTACTATTACAGCCACAGGCGATCCTTTACCAACTTATCAATGGTATTTAAGCACAAATGGTGGTACTTCTTTTACTCCTATCAGCGGGGCCACAAGCGCGGCCTATACTACCGGAGCAACGAATGTTGGAATGAATGGATATCAATATAAATGCGTGGCTACCAACTCTCAAGGATCGGCAACAAGCAATGTGGCAATACTTACTGTAAATGTTCCCGCCTTAGAAGTCCTTATTGTTGCTGGTGGCGGTGGTGGTGGTAACGATTCCGGTGGCGGTGGCGGAGCCGGTGGTTTACTTTATCAAGCAGCTGTTAATTTTATTTTAGGAAATAGTTATACCATTACTGTCGGAACCGGAGGCGCTGGAGCAACGACAGCTGGTGCCCGCGGTGCAAGTGGTGTTAATTCTACTGCATTTGGGTATACGTCCGTTGGTGGCGGTGGCGGTGGCGGTAGCGGTACTTCGACAGGTCTTAACGGAGGTTCTGGTGGCGGCGGAGCATTTGAAGGGCCTGGTCCTGGCGGAACTGGCACATCAGGGCAAGGTTATGCCGGAGGGTATGGTTATACACAATCCGGGCCTACAACCGTAGACGGCGCTGGCGGTGGCGGAGCTGGTGGCGTTGGTGTAACTGCAACGGCTAATCATGCCGGTGCTGGCGGAGCTGGGATATCTAATAGCATCACTGGAAGCGCTGTTATTTATGCCGCTGGCGGTGGCGGCGGAGATTATGCCGGTTATGGTGGAACGGCGGGCGCTGGTGGAAGTTCAGGCGTTGGTGGTGCCGGTAACAATAACTCAGCTGGTGGCGCTACAGGAGCCGGTGGAGTTGGTGCTACAAATACGGGTTCAGGCGGCGGCGGCGGTTCAGGGGCTCATGGCTATGGCGGAAATGGCGCCGCGGGTGTTGTTATCATTGCTTATACAACCGGAGTATTTGGCGCGGATGGTACCGGTGGGACCGTTACTCATTCAGGTGGAATGACGATTCATACATTTACGACTTCAGGGACATTTGTTGCGCCTACAGGAAGTTAAAAGGTGATTTATGGCTTTATTAGTAAATGATGTTCATTTTGGGACCGTTGTTAGCGGATATTCATTTCCTATAACATGTACTCCAAATGGAGCTGGTAATCCTGTAAATCTTTTAAGCATTGTTTGTGTTTGGTCATTAGGACCAGCCCCTTCTTCTGTTGTTTTTTCAGGAATAGGAGGACAATTTACTTTTATAAGAAATATATCTCTTGGTCCTTACACTGTATCTTTCTGGGGAGCATTTGGGCTTCCTTATCAATCAGGAACGTATGTAACAGTTACTTTCCCAAGCGCCGTTAACCTTGCCATAGGAATGTGTCAAACTTATCAAAACGCTTATCAGGGAGCGTTGCCAAATGTTATTTATTCAAATTATGGTGCAAATATAGAAAGTATTTCGGTAAACGCGCCAGACCCAGATAATCTTTCTATATTAACTGGTATTGTTTTTGGAGTTAAGGTTCAATATTTTGGTTGGCCCACAGTTCCCGATGCAATTTCTACCTGGGAAAACTATGGGGGTCCTGAGGGCCCCTATTTCAATGGTTCCTTTTTTAATGTAGGATCGCCAACAGCACCAGATATTATTACTCTTAATTATGGGACTTCAACTGTTCTTGGTATATGTGAAATAGTTATAGAAGAATATGGCTGGGTAGCTCCTATCCCAATACCAGTTCCGATAGTTTGTCCTTATTTTGAAGGCGGTTTTGCCCGCAAGATGGTAAATACATTAAGCGATCTATGGGCAATTAACGGCCAGGCCGTGTCCATTGTTCAGGATGGTGTTGTTTCCGTTGATAGCGGTCAGATCGTTAATAACGGATCAATAACTTTAACGAATAAGGGCGCGGTCATTCATGTGGGCCTTCCGTATGATGGAACTGTCCAGCTTCTCCCTCTTGGCGGGGATGGCCAGACGGTCAATCAAGGCAAAGAGCGTAAAATATACGATATTGTTTTAAGGCTGTATCAAAGTTTGGGCGGTACCTTTGGCGCGGATACTGATGTTATGTACCCTCTACCGATTCCCGCGGTCACGCAGCCGGCCAACGCTATCGTCAATCCGCTATACACCGGAGATATCCATGGAGTCGGATTTGAGAGCAAATGGGATCAGTATTGTATGCCGGTATTGAGAAAGAACGATCCTACTCCCTTTACGTTGTTAGCGGAGATTATTCGCTCAGAAATCAGCGAGGATAAATAAATGGATCCTGATCAATTTAATCTTATGGCCGGTATTCCTAATCTTTCGTCGTACACCGCGCCTGATACTGTTCCAGATGCCACTACCTTTTCAGCGGTAGATTCGTCCGGCAATCCTACCAAGTCTTTAAGCTTGGGACAGGGCTTAGGAGTTGCGGGAACTGTATTAGGCGCTTACGGTGATATTATGGCCGGTGATGAGGCCCAGAAAGCGGATGATTATAACGCCAATTTGGCACTTGAGCAGGGACAGTTCGAAGTTTCAGATCTTGGCACTGAAGAAACAGATACTTTAAGTACCCAGCGCGCTATGTACGCGAAGGCAGGGGTAACAATGTCTGGCAGTCCTTTAGATACCGCTTTTAACACAGCGAGTCAGTTTGAAATGGACAAACAGATTGCAACGTATAACGCGCAATCCAAGGCTAATATGGACACTTACGAAGGTCAAGTTGCTAAGAGCCAAGGTCAAATTAAAGCCGGTGAATCATTATTATCAGGCGGAGCTACTTTAGCTCTTGCGTTTTTATAGGAGGATATCGTGGCTACAGTTCCAACGTATGAAAGTAAAGAGAAGTTACAGCCAACACCATGGAATCCTAACACCGCGGCCAAGCGTGGTGAGGATATTGTTGATCTGTCCCAAGGCCTGGAAGGATTAGGAGAGGCAGTTCAGAAGCTTGATGACCGACGTCAGACACTTAAAGCAGAGACTTCTGTGGCCAAAGCGCATTTGGGTATTGCCAGGATGGCCGCTACAGACCCAGACCTTGATACCCTTGACCAACGCGTGGATGAGCAATCCCAGGAGGCTATCTCTCATGCCGCTGATCTGATAAAGTCTCCGGAGGCACGGAATAACTTTATATCCCAGGCCAATCTTGATATTGAACGACGTAACATGGCCGTCTCAAATACGATCCTCCGTAGGAAAAGTCAGGACTTCAAGAATGAACTTGTCCAGGCCAATGATGCCGATATCCAGGAATACCAGACCTCCGCGGATAAAGGTGAGCGTAATTTAATCAGACAAAAGATCATGGACCGCACCAAACAGGCTATTGAGGATGGTCATGTTCATGCCGACTGGGCCAATGCGCACGTAAAGACCTTGCTTAAATCCGCAGACTTAAACCAAGTTACCAGCGATATGGCCATTAGCCCTACCCGTACCTTTGAAGAAATGCAGAAGGGAAAA